AGAATAGTTGCTAATCCATATTGAGATAATGTACGATTACCTGTATTAGCTGTTCCTGCTTGACGCAGTGTTATGCCAGTACCAGAAATTGTAATATTAGCATTAGGTGTAGTGTTACTATTATAAATACTGATAACATCACCAACACTAAAAATACCACTAGGTACAGTAACATTAGCAGTTGTACTAATATGTTTACCAGCATCTGATGCAACTAAAACGTATGCAGCTGTTTGAGTATTAGCTGGTATTTTTGGGTATGTTTGAGTAGTTGCAAAGGTTAAATCAGCACTTAAAGGTGATTCAATTTTAGGTGCTGTTACGTTACCATCCAGAATTTTAACTGTTCTAACAGAATTAGCAGCAAGCTTAGTTTGATTAACAGCTGTTGTAGCTAATTTATCTGTAGTTATACTTTGATCGGCTATCTTAGCAGTAGTAATAGAACCGTCAGCAGGTGTAAATGAAACATCAGGTCCTAATTTAGCAGCAGTTACTGCATCATCAGCTATCTTAGATGTAGTAATAGAACCATCAGCAATGCCACCAGCTACAACATCTAAAATTTTATTTTCTTCTTCTTGTCCAATATAAAGAGCTTGTTCAAAATTTCTATTTAAATCTTGTGCTCTAATTGATGAACCTACGAAAAATGTTGAAGCAGTAGTTGAAGTATCAGTAACACGATAAATACGAATAGCTACATTATTACCTGGTGCTGTATTAAAATCAATTTGTGTTGGCGTGTTATCATTAATTGTAAAATCAGTTGTACCTACAGTATCTAAGGTAACTCTTACATCTTCTTTTTTTATGTACGGAAATGAAAAAGTATAACTTGTTAGTGTACCATTTCCTGTATAATTATTTTCAGTTGTTGCCATGATTTTTTAGTTACGAGTGTTAGTAGTAAAATCTGTTATGCCAGGGATGATACCCCTCATAGCTTGATTTTCTTTTGCTTTCTTTTCTGCAATTCTTTTTTGAATGTCACCTTTCATTCCTAAATCTAAATCATCAAAAGCAAGTTTTTCTGCCTTTTTTCTTGCTTCATCAAGTTCCATAAAAATCAAATCATACTTACCAATAGGTGTATCTTCAGCACTGACACCTTGAGATCTAGCTTCTTTTAGTTCTTTAACAGTGCTACGTGCATCAGCTAACTTACTAATTCTTGCAATCTCACCGCGCCAATACCCACGTTCACCCATAAGTTCAGATAGTTTAGAGCGTTCTTCAGGTAAAATTTCCACACCTTCTCGTGTTTTAAATAAAGATGATGAATCATATTCTATATCATTAAGAAACTTTTCTTCTGGTGATTCACCTTCGTATATTTTAATTGGAGATACTGTATTGTATAGACGTACCATCATGTTATAATTATTTGGTACTTTACCTGTAACAGGACTGTAGATATAAGGTTGTCTGTTAGAAGGATCAAAAACATTAAGATATTGGTTTCTGTTTTTTATGAAACCTGCTATATCTTTCTGAACATCTTTAAGACCACCATCAACAATTTGACTAACGTTATTGCGAACACCACCTAAAGGACCAAGAGCGTTGAGTTGTCCAGCAGCAAATCTATCAAAAGCATATTCATTACCGCTAAGAATTTCAACAAGTGGTGTTAAAACAGAAAGAGCAGTGTCTTCAGTTACAGCAGAAGCAAGAATAATAGCCATTTTAGCTTTTAAATTCTCTGTAGCTGCTTCACCTAACATATCAAAATTATCACCAATAGTAGCTAAAGTAGCAACCCAATTACTTAGACCAGGGCCAAGTAATTCATCATAACTGATTTTTTTACCAGCAACGGAAATTGTTCTAGGTTTCCAGCCTCTTTTCTTTCGAGCTGCCATCAACTGTCTATCATAAGAACCATCACCTGTCATTTCAAGCCAGCCATCTCCAGTAACAACATCAGTCAAAACATTTGAAAGAACCAATCCTGTTATAATAGAAGAGATACCTTTTTTACCTAAAGTCTTATTTTTTAAATCAACAAGAGTATTTAATTTAGCTACACCATCCATTTGGCTTACTTTGTAACCACGAGCTGTTAGAATATTATCTACTAATTCAGGTTGCTCCATAAATGTTTTGACTGGAGTGTAAGCTAAGTCATTTATATCTTTTTGAAATGAACGAATTGGAGCAGGAATATATTCATCAGCAGTTCTAACTACATTTACTAAGATGCCAGGAAATCTATTAAAAGCCCTTAACAAAGGAACTCTTTCATAAAGGCTATTTAACGAAGTAACCATATCACTGTTTAGATTTAAAGCAAGTTCACTTGTGTTATACTTAACTGCTTCATCTACAATAATACCGTTCTCATCAAACATACTATTATATTCTTTGTTAGCAAGTCTCTTTACTTCATCAGGTGATGCTGCTTTACCAAGGCGTTGTATCTCATCCATAGCACGGAAACGAGCTTGTGCATTAGCAATATTAGCACTTGTGTAACCATCAAAGCCAGTAAATGTATTTGGAATGAATCTAAATACAGGATCTGCTTCCATTGCTTTTAAATTATCATACAAATCTACAACATATTGGAAGCCATACCTACCGTTATCAGCTTCAATCTGTGCAAGTTTCCTGTAACCATCAATTTTAGCTTCATTCTTAATTACAAAATCTAACCTAGTAGCATCTTTTACACTGTTAGGATTTTGGGAAGCTTTCATAAACATCTTACCAGCATAAGGTAAGGCTTTTTTTTGTGTATCTAAGACAGCACTATAAGCCATCCAACCACGTTGTACTGATTTAAGATCTTTACGCATTAAAGCACCTGTAAAATAAGCTAATGGTTCTGCTACCATACCACTTAAATTACCATATAAAGCTTTAGAACTAGAAGCTACAGAAAACAAAGAGTTATAAAAATTACCTCTAACAGCTTGTGCTAAAATATTAGGTGCTTCAGGATTACCGTCAATAATTGGCCTCCACCTAACAAAAGTATTTAGAATATCTTCATTCATTTTAGTGATACTATTGATCTTACCATCACTAGCTTCATATAACTCAAGAAATCCGTCAAGAACTTCTGGGTTATTTTCTTCTAAATACTGCCAGTTTTGGGTAAACCGATCACTTTCGTCTTGAATAATACGTAAAGCTTGTGGTGATTGCTCAATAATTTCTTTGTTTAGTTGTTCTGGTGTTTTACCAAATGCACGGACACGCTCACCTAAAGCCATAACACCACGTTTCTTATCTACATAATACTCAGTAGTTCTTTTTAATTGTTGTAGGTAAGCTAGATTATCACGAACTTGTTGTTTAGCTTCATTAACAGCAGCTGAACCTCTATTAAGTCTAATACCTTGAGATAGGTCAGAAATTTGACCAGCAATTGATGTAGCACTATAAGCTTGTGCTTTAGCAATATCCATACCAGTAAACTGTTCAGCTTGCTCATCAATCATCCTAAAGATACCTTTGTACCCTTCATCAGTTAATTCTTCCAAACCAAATTGATTTTTTACAATTACAGGATCAAGAATCTTACGGATTTCATCTACACCAACAGTAGGATCAAACAATTCAAGTACTAGATTATCACCTTGCTCTTGGATTTCATCAAAACTAATTGCCCAATCTGCTGCATCAACACGATAACGATCAGCATCTTTTAGTTGTTTAGTAAGACCAAGTGTAACTTGTTCAACACCACCTGGTGTACTGATGGCAAACTTACGAGCAGGTTCACTAATGAAGTTACCTAAACGACCATAAACTGATCCTTTGTTTTTAGCAACACGTACTGCATCAACACTAGCACCAATGATACCAAAATCATCAAGACTACGAATTCCAACTTCATTCCAATCATAAACGTCGTTTACACCTTTTAATGGGACGTTAGAATTAGGATTCATAGCTTGATTGTAGTATCCAAGCTCATCAAGATCTGCTTCTTGTTTAGCAGCATATCTAGAAAGCTCTTCTACTAAATCATCACTTTTAGCAGCTGGCTGCATACTATCGATAATTTTCTGTGCTTTTGATGTTTCACCTATAAGCTTAGGTTCTTGTATAACACCTGATCCAATTTCACCTAAACTACGTTTTAATTTTCCTAAAGATCCTACAAAAGGAAGAAGAAAACCTAACGCTAAACCTTCATTAATGTTTTTAATACGTTTTTCATCTGTACTGTCTTTATCTAATGTAGCAAAACTATCAGGAATAAAATCAAATTGTGGTGGTAATTTTGATGTTAAAGACTTGTATAGTCCAGATTTTTTAATAGAACCAGAAAGATTTTCCCCTTCAGTTTCAGAACTGATAGCATCAACAAGGACACCAGCGCCACCTTCAATACCCCTAGTTCCAAGAAACTTCATGAAGGCAGTATTGCCTAATCTATTGAGTGCGTTACCGGCTCCAAGTAAGCTGGTACTTGCAGCTTGTGCTTTAGATGCTAGTGCAAGACCAGCACCTTGAAAAAGTAATGTAGGCGCAATAACAGAAGTAATGCTCCTTACAGTTTGCGCTAAATCATTTTCATACTTAGATGCTTTAGGGATTTGTAAACCTGTACTAGACAGTAGTTTATTAGCAAAATCAGTTGGAAAGTCAATTAGACCTTGAACTTCTTTAAAGTCTAATTCCCTTCCTTCACGTTCTAGTCTTTCATAATCAATGTTTCCTTCAGGAGTTCTGTAAGGAGTGTTTGGTGAACCTACAAGTCCAGTAGGTTGTTGCTGTTCCGTTGACACCTCACCCGTAGGTGCAGGTTGTTCAATTGTTGGTGTAGTTTGACCTCCCGTAGGAGGCTGTGTTTCTTGTTGTTGAAGCTGCTGTTCTTCTTCCTCATAAGAAGCAATTCTTTGTTGAATTTCTTCTATTTGTTCATTAGAGAGTTGTAAATCAGCTTCTTGTGTATCTGACACATATTCACTACCAACATTTGAATAATCTAATGGATCGTTCATGTTGTTTGTTTTTAATTTAAATACTGTTTGTAGATACCTTTAGTGTAAACTGTCCAATCATCAAAACTACCTCTATTATCATAAAGGTATTTTGCAGCTTTCATGTTTAACACCGGATCAAATAAATCTTCTCTACTATTAATACCTAGTTTCTGTAGCCATCCACTATTTTTGTGATAACCCCAATTGATTTGCATTAAACCAACACTATCTTCACCTGTAGATGCTTCTAGACCTGATCGACGTGTACTATTAGTAGGATCTAAACCACTTTCCCCTCTAGCAATTGCAGCAACAACCCTTGCATCTTCTGGAGTAAAACCAGCTTCTAAAGCATACTGCCCTGCTTGACTCATACTAAGTGCACCGCTTGAAGGTGGGTCTGTAGAAAGAGGTGCCATACTGGCTCTCACAGGTATTGCATTACCACCACCTTGATTATTATTCATTTCAGCACCAACTCTGTAATTCCTGTTAAACGTACGGTTCGATACATCGTTATAAAGTTTTTGAACTTCTGGAGATAACTGATATACAGCATCTTCAACTGGATTAACTTCGTTTGCAATAACAGGATCTTTCATAGATACAGCATTAACTTTAGCTATGCTTGCATTATAAACTTCTCTAGGACTCATAGGACGGTTAGTCTGTTGTGTCAACCTAGATATTCTCATAATTTCAGGTGTATATTCTACGTTTAAAGGATTTTTTTCGATCTGAGCTGAAATACGTTCGTAATCGTCTTGACCTCCTAAAGCATAAGGCATGTTAATAATCTTATTTAGATTGAAATTATATTTGGCAACTAGTTTATCAATTATGTTAGAAGCAGATCTATCTTGTTCTGTTTGAGCAGTACCGTATAAATTAGGAAAGTTAGGTGCATTATCTGGTGAATTAGGGTCTTTATAAAATAAATTTGTTGTATCTGTTTGCCCTTTTGCTACGTATTCATTTAATTTATTTACAGCATATTCAGAAATAAATTCTGGTTTAACGCCAGTTTTTTCACCTTCTAAAGCATATTCTTCTACCTTCTTTTGCATAGCACTTAAAATAAAAGTACTCGTTGCATTAATGCTGCCATCAACAGTTGGGTCAAAACCCGCTACAGAAATAGCTTTAGCTTTTAAACTTTTTAAAACTTTAGGGAACTCAGGACCAAACCTTTTAATTTGTTGCTCTTTAAATATAGCCTGATATTTGCTCTTTGTAGCAGGGTTTTGTATCGTAGCTATTTCTTGTTCAGTAAGAGGAACTGTACTTGCAGCCCTTACAGCAAACCTGTTTTCTTCTTTTTCATTGTTTTTAGCAAGTGCTAACTGTTCTATTTGTATTAGAGCTTGTGGGTAAGGTATCCCGGAAAATTTCTGTGCAAATAATATTCTACTTGTTTGGAATTTTTTTAGATCACCTGAATCATCATCTAGATCAGTTTCAGCTGTAAGTCCTTGCACTAAACTACGTGTAAAATCTTTAGCGTTTTGTTTCCGATCTGTTTCCTCATTAGTTCTAAATTGACGTATAGCTCGTTGGCGGTCACGTATAGCTTCTAAATAAGCTCGCGTAGGTTGATTTTTGCCGCCTTTACCTCCAAAAACTTCACCAACAGTTTTATTATAACTCGGCAAGAAAACATTATTTATATCATCCATTGAAAAAAGTGCTTCTCCAGTTCTAGGATCGACAGCTGAAATAGTACCTAAAAAATTAGTAATAGCTTGTTTCCTAGTAATCGCAGGATTAGCAAAATCAGATTGAATAGATGCTCCCAGCGTAGATACATTTGTTCTTAAAAAAGCAGCTTGTTCAGCTTGTTTTTCATAATTAGATTCAGTTTCAGCTGTTGTAGCATTTTTTACAAGAGCGTTTTGATACTTTTTAGATTTTTCATAACCTTCTTGATAGTATCCAGGGTTTTTATCACTTAACCCTAATTTATCAAGACTTGTCTCTAAAGCATATTGTGTAACAAGACCCATTTTGGCTGAGTCTTTTGAAGCTTCAATAGGAGCAAAACCTAATTCAGGTATTACCTTAGTGCTTTGTAGTAAATTTTGTACATTACTCTCATAAAGTAATCCTAAAGCTTCGTTTTTATATGCTTGGTCATAAACAGCGTTTCTACCAGGATTAGCGAAGAAATCTTTAGATGCTTCCCTAGTTGTAATTTCTCCTTTAGCCACCCCTTCAGTTGTTAGTGCATCAAGTTTAGCAGTTTCTTCTGGGAAAAGGCTTTGTACATTTTTATACTTAGTTTGTGCTGATGGACTATTGTAAAAATCATCTCTAGCTTCTTTCTGAGCTAACCGAGTTTGATCAGTAATCATCTGCTTGGTTCTTTCAGCAGAAATTTTACCAATAGTTTGACTAAAATCAGCTAAACCAGTTATAACTTTTTCTAAGTCTTCATTAGGATCTTTTCTATTTTCTATTGCAAATCTTTCTTCAGCTTCAGATCTAGCTTGTTGCTGTTTTAGTGCTTGTTGTTCACTTTGAAAATTACGTTCACGTTGGTCTGCTTCAGCAGCTTGGTTTTGTTCTACTGCCTGTAAATTACGTTCTCTTTGAGAGATTTCAGCATCACGTCTGCTTTCTAAGTTTCTAATTACTCTGTTGTTTTCTTCCTGCATACGAGCAATACCAGCACTACTTAGTTGAATAGGCTGAAATCCTCTTGGGTTTGTAGCAGGCTGGTATCGTAGTCGTGCCATAGTTATTTAAAAAAGGTTGAAGGTGGTGCTAGAGGTCAAAAAACTTATAATCATATTTTGGTTTTGGTTTAAAAGCTTCATAAGCCTCTGCACCTGCTCCAGCAAGATTCAAACCTTGTTGAATAATTTCACCAGTTGTAGGTTCTCCTGAAGGTATAGGTGCTTGTGGTCCTAAGATGTCTTTAAAATTTACTTTACGTGACGGTAAGAAAACTCGTTCAGGAGTGATTTCTGGGTATGGTGCATATTCAAGTTGTGTTGGCATAATACCTACAGCAGCTTCTGCTTGAAGATCTTGACCTCTTCTTTGCAACTCAATAGCTGCAATATCACGTTCAGTTTGAGCAATACGACTTTCTCTGTTAGCTTGTAATATTCTGTTGTTAAACTCAGCCTCTTCATTAGCAAAACTAATAGCTTGATCAATTCTAGCAATATCAATACCAACTTGTTTTGTTTGAAGACCTGACGTAACTCTAGCAAATCTAGTTGCTTCGTCAATTTTATTAATACTAAGATTAACACCAGTCTCTCTGACTGCTGAGTCAACATTTAGATTTAATAGTTGAATAGCAGCACTACGTCTAGACCCTTTTAAAGCTGATTCTAATTGTGTTAAAGTCCTAAATGATTCAGCCTGTGCTGATTGTATACTTTTACCTCTTGACTTACCAGCTTGACCTAAAGCAGCTTGACCTGAATCTTGGATTGCTTTAATAGAAGCAGCTTCTTTATCAAAAGCAGTCCTATTGTAAAGATTCTTTAGTTCAGTTTGAATCCTTTCGGTTCCAATACGTTGACTACTTTGTATACCAAATAAATTTGCTTGTTGTTGTAATTTATCGAGACCTAGATCAGTAAGTGTATTTTCAAAACTTTTTTTAATAGTTTCAGCTCTAACTTCTTGTGTTTCTCTATTTAAACCTTGGTTAATTAATTCATTTTGAAGATCTGCATAAATAGATTCACGTTGAAATGCTTGATCTATTTCAAAATCTTTATAAGCAGCGTTTGTAGTAGCAATTCCTAATTCAGCCGCTTCTGCATATAAAACTAGTTTATCTTGTGATAGTCTTGCCCTTTCGTTATAAGCATCTAAGGTGGCTTGATACTTAAAATCTTGTATTTCTTTGTTATATTCCCAAGTTTTAACAGCAGTGTCAAACTCATAATCTCTATTATTATAGTAATTTTCTTTTACAACTGCATCTTTTTCCTTATTATATTTGTTTATTTCGTTTGCTTGTCTTCGAGCATCTTTTCGTTGTTCAATTTGTGCTCTTTCTTGATCGTCGTTAGCCGCGCTGTTGTTACTAAATAAAGTGGTTCCAAGGCCAACAGCGGCTGAAGCGACAGCGATTCCTGCTTGCACAGCTGGCATAATTAAGCCCTCCTATAATATCGTGGTGAATAGTTACCTTCCCACATCATCTCTACAAGAGATACAGGGTATGGATAATCACTTGTCATTTTTAATTCAAAGTTAGTGTTACGTTGATGGATAGGTACAGTAAACCTATATTCAGGTTTTACAGGACTTGTACTAAATTGATAATCATCACTTAATGTCACCTCTTTAATTAAAGTCCATTCTTTAGCACTACCTAATTTAGTTTCAAATACTAGTGGACCTGATCGACCAGTAGATACTTTAATTCTAGCGATAGTTAATATAGCACTAAAGTCAACTGATTGCTGATCACGTCTAAAATAAAATGTAGGTAATTGTACTTCAAAGTGATAATTATAACCAATAATAATATTATCTGCTGTATCAGTTAAATCCCCTACAGCTTCAAAATAATTATAATTTGTATTGGCTTCAATTTTAGGAGTTACCTCTACAAAATAACCTTCATCTTCATTAGGTTTACCTATTAAAATTGCACCTTTTTTATTTGCAATAGGTTTATAAGGTGTATAGATTTTAGTTACATCATTAACTGAATCATAGAGTACCTTGTCAATAATTCCATCAGGAGATTTTGGAAGTGAAAACAAATCGAGACATGGATTACCTGTTACAACAAACTCATTATTAGAATCGAGTACAACAGAAACATCTCCTGTAGGTAATTCATTAACTGTAATTGAATTCAACAAATATTCATCTTCTTGTTGAGTTATAACTATAATGTCATCGTTTAGAACATAAGCATCTTGAATATTACCTGTTAATTCCCACTTAGTCCAAGCTTGGAATAGATCCTTTTCACCATCATTATAATAACTATACATATAGATATAAGATGACCCTCTATCTACAAGTAAGATGAATGAGTTTTGTGGACTAGACACTAATCTATTAACAGTTTCAGGAATCCATTCAAGTACAACTTTACTGATGTCAACAACAATTGGAGGTTGTTCTACATCTCGTAACTGCATACTAAATACTTTAGCATAATCAGGTACTTTATTAACAAAACCTACAGTAGTACCAATATCTACAGGAGATATATTACTATCCATTTCATAGCTAGATACTGTACGGATAATAGAAGACGTAGGTGTTAATGTATTTGCATCAGTAGCAGATAACATAAATTGCTGACGATCAGCAAATAACAAAAGACCTTGAGCTGTAGGTAAGACATCAAATAACGTAACAGGTCTTGTACTAGATACATTTAAATCAATAGGATCTGAAGCAATTTGTGTCAGAGCTGATTTAACAAAGAAGTTAAAAGATTCATTAGCTACACTTAAAATTACATTATCTTCTGATAACACCCCAAATCTGTTGTTATAAAAAAATGTAGCTTTAATTGTAGAGCCAATAAAAGAAGGTACTGGGCTTGTAATATCATCACCAGTTAGCCTACTTACAAAAGTTATAGGTTCAAATATAAATTGATCTACACCATTAACTGTACCATTAAATACAAACCTATGTGGCATTGTTGATGCATCTAGTCCAGGTGAAGCATCTCTAGCAACTGTTTCTAACCAGTAACCTTTACCACGTATTCCATCATAAGCTACATATTTAACATAGTAATCATCACTATCGCTGTTAGTATTTAAGATTCGTACATTATGATCTTGAAAAGATTCAGCTGGTAATTCAGTTACATCATTTACTTGATCTAAAAATGCTTCTACAGAATCATTATTAAAACCACCTACTGCTGTTAAAGTAAAAGGTAAAGGTGTACCAGGATTTGCAGGTGCATAACCACTTGTAACTGAATTAGTACCACTAAATCTTTTAATAACTAAACTGTTAACATAAGACTCAAGATACCAAGCACCATCAAAATCAGTATTACTTGCATTTTGTTCATCTTCAATTAAATTTTTTATAGCACCAGACAATGAATGGTTGACATTAGTCCCATTTAAAAAATCAGAAAAAGTTGTATTAGATTGTGCACTAACTGTATCAGATATACCTTGAATAGTTACAGTATAATCGTAGCCATTAACAAGTGAAACTAATTTTAAAGTACCAACTGAATTAGCAACAAAAGTACCAGCAGGTAGCATTGCTGTAACTTTAGTTTGGTTTGTAATAATTGTAGTATCTTGAATACTACGAAAATGAAAATGATCTGAATTAACAGCGGTTGCTAAATATGCACTATTATTGGTTGTGACATTACAAGCCGCACCAGTGTAAGCATTCCAAGCATGAATAGAAGTACCTTTAATAGCACCAATATAGGAGGTGGCCTCACTACGATCTAGAAAAAACCATACAGCATTTTCTAAAGCAGCTTTATCGTAAATATCACCATTTAAATCTTTTAGGTGATCAATAAACTTCATACCAGGTCTTTTTAATAGACCATAGGTAGCGTCAGGATAACCATTAATACACTCTGATACTTGACCAGGTAGTTTTTTGTCGTCATTTTGTTTCGATACACCACCTAGAAAATTAGGTGATAGTTGTGTTACTACTGGCATTAGCGATACAGTGCGGTAAATGGTTTGTAACTGCGGTAATAATTACCACCTTGTGGTTGACCAAAGAATGTATGATCACCTTGATTACATTCGTATTCGAGAGCCATTGCTCTTGTATACGCTTCTTTTTGTGATAGCATTTGGAATTGTTGTCCATCGCCAATCACTCTACTAGAGAATATAGAAGATGCTCTAGCTACAATATAAGATTGAATAGGTTGTGGGATGTAAGTATAATCCCATTCCCATAGTACATCAATATAAAGTTTTTCGTCTTCCCACTCATCTGTATGATGAATAGTATCATAAAGATAGCCACCACGATTAACACTATTTCTACCTAGGTTGGCTACATAATCTTGGCTAAGATCGTATTGAATAGCATTATTAGGAATAGCTACTTTCTTTGTAGTTGCATCTGGTGTTACTTCTAAATTTAATTCTTTATTAAATGTCCAGCCTTCAGACTGAACTTCACGTGATACTTCTTTTAAAGTATTAAAAGCAATCGCAACTTCCGGGTTAGTTTGAGTTTCTACTTTATAAGAAACAACAGACTTTTGTATTGTAATATTACTGATTGATGAATGTGAAATATTTAAGGTGTAAGTATATGTTTGTGGGTTTGATGCTGGAACAGCTACACCTGCTACAGCAATAGCTGTATTAGGTTCAATATTTACATTAGGTTGTACAGTAGAATCAGTACCAGAGATATAAGTACCAACAGGAATATTAGCTTCTGTTGTAGTTAATGTAGTACCTGAAATACTACCAATAAAGGTACCTGATTGTTCAGTTACAAAAGTTGTTTCAGTTGTTAGAGTGTTCACGGGAGCCTGACCAACTGACGCCAGGATCTGATTAACAGCTTGTAGCTCAGTATTGGAGCCAGTAGTAGGAAAAGGCATAACTTGATAATGAGTATTATTCTCAATAAAGAATTAAAAAAAAGGAGTCCCCGAAGAGACTCCCGATATAAGATAAATTAG